TGAGGAACGAAAGATTGACAACTTGCAAGAAGTGGTCGTTGCTTATGAACAGAAGTCAGATGTATTAACCGAACAAATCAACACTCTAACTGCTGAAAAGAAAAAGTTGGAGAAACAAAAAAAGCGCAGAAATCGCGCCTTGATTGTAACAACTTCAGTAGCTGTTGTCTCTACTTTTGTTCTTTCAATTTTACTTTAGATTCGGGAATGTAGAACTTCATTGAGAACTGGATTGCTTCGCTTAAAAAAGTGTTGCGACTGTTCTCACCTCGTTTCTCATCTATCTCATTCCACAAGTCCTTGTGTAAGTACACACAAATTCCTTTTTTAGTTTTACTTTCTGGCATCTATTTCTGATTTTATTTTGTTAATCAATTCGTCGTATTGCTTCAAAGTCATAATGCGTTTACCTGTTGTTGGTATTCCCATTCGTGGGTTTTCGGGGTCTTTTCCCCAACCTCGAACGTATAAACAATCTTTGTGTTCATATAGATTTTTCATATCAATTTTCAAAGAAACTAAATGGTCATAAACGGCATCTTCAATTTGACGAAACCTGTCCATTTGCTTAAATGCTTCTTTGCGTTTTGCTTCGTCTTTTTCAGTTAGATACCGCATCTTCGTTATTTTTAGTCATCATTGAACCAATCATAAGAGAACAGTATATTTTCTCTTTTGCGTTCATGTCTTTTCGTTTTGACAATTCAAGTAATACGTCGCCTAAAACTTTTCCTTGTTGGAAGTATGAAGCTACTGAATTGATTATTTCGCGCTCACGCTCCTGTGTGATTTTTAACGCTTCGTATAGTGGTGCTGGTTTCATTCTTGTTCAGTTTTTTCATTTTGAGATTCGCTAAAAATGCTCGGAGTAGTTAATGAAATTAGATATGATAATACCCAAAAATCAACATCTATAATTTTTCCTATTTCAGTTCCAGTTATAACTGAATATCCAAGTGCAATAAGAAGAAAAATTACAATTGCAATTTCAGCTCCTTTAAAAAATTTAATTATTGTTATTTTCATTTGTTTATTTTATTTTACTAATATAGTCAACCTATGCTAACCCACAACGTACTGTCCATAACTTGGATTGAGTTCGAAGTACATACGCATCATAATAGCGTCAGCAACGTCAGGCGAAATACCTTCACGGTTCTTGATTACATCCTTCGGTGTTACTTGCAACTTTCCGTCAACGTCAGCACGGTGTCGCTTAATCATTTCCAACTCACGGACGATTTGTTCTTTGCGCGTACTGGATAGAATCGTCACCTTGTTTTCTTCAACGTACTGAGCCAACTTATAGTAACATTCGCTCTTTAAATTTTGATATTGTGGGTGCTTTGGTTTTGATCCATTTTGAAATCCTACGCACTTCAAATAATCAACCGCTCCCGCGCCAATTCCATCCTCATCCGCGATAACATTTTGCAGAAGAATTGAGTGGTCTTTCATTACAACGCGAATCTTGTTTACTACTTCGTCAATGGCTGCACGATTCATTTCAATTACGTCGATGATAGTTAGACCTTCCCAAACGCAGATAATCGTTCTATCCTTCCCGAAACGCGCAATGTCGGCTGTTATGTACTTCTTGCCTTCATTGATTACTTCGTTCCGGAACATTCTCAGCAAGTTCTCCGTTTGAAACAACTTATCGCTATCGTCGTCGAACTCCCAATTGCCTTCTAAAAGTCTTTTGCGGTCGTACTCTGGAAGGCGACGCAACGATTCGATATAAGCAACAGGAAGGAATGGGTTATCTTGCGGTAACGCTTGCACGAACGCGCGGTGTGAAGGTAGTTCGTTACGATTGTTCTTCATATAGAACTCATTATACAACCACCCCTTCGAAGGATTACAAGAAAGAAAACCTTTGGGAATTAAACCTGCGCTTAATGAATTGCAATTACTACATTTCCACTCAATCGCTTTACCGCTTTCATCTTGTTTCGTTACTTCACCTTTATTCAGTTCTGGTGCTGCACATTTATTGCAAAAATGAGTTAACTTATGTCGGCATCTTGAATGAACAATGTTTACCGCTTTCTCTGTTACCTCTGAAACTTCATCTACGAAATAGTCAAGTATTTCAAGTGACCCAAGTTGGTCAAAATTTTCTTTTGAAGGATAAGCGAAAAGGTCTTTCAACACTATTTCACTTCCATTGAAGAACTTAATAACGTTTGTCTGTCCGTTGTAGGTGTAGTGTTTGTCTGCAACTAAACCAAAGTCTTGAGCAGTTTCAAAGAACGTATTTAACGTTGTCTTTTTCAGCGTATCTAATTTAGAACGTCCAATAAGAGAACGTGTCCCTGCGTACTTCAAACGACGTTGAATCTGCCACATACAACCGAACTTCGTCTTTCCACCCCCTGCCGCGCCACCGTATAACAACTGTTCAACTTGCGAATCAGTCGCAAGATAGTTAAGTGCTTCAATTTGACGCGGCAGGTATGTTGGTTTGTATGGTTGCATTATTTAACATTGATATTTTTCACCACTTTAATTTTAGGTTTGGTGAAGTTTTTTAATATGTACAATTCTGCTTCTTCAATAGTTTCAAAAGACATATCAACAGAGATTCCAGAGAATTTATAAATGTATTCAGTAATCCAACCACACCACTTTTTGCGTTGCACTTTGTATATCTTTTGACCACAATGTTCTTGCGAAATAATTCTTAATTTATTCATTAAAATAGTGTTAGTTGATTTTCAACCACAGGACAAAGTTCGTCTTGAAGTATTTCAACAATACGATCGTAGCGTTTTTCTTCGTTGCGTCGTTTCAATTGATTTATGAGTAATTCAAGACCACCTTTGAACGCTTCATCTTTTGTTGTATACAAGTCGTTGTCTGGTCTATACTGGTTAAATGTGTGCGACCAACCTTCTGATAATCCATTAAAACGAACTCCGTAACCCCACAATTCGCGTTCAACAATAGCAACTTCAACTTGCGCTTCGTAACCTCTACTGCATTTGAACGTTTTTAAAATAGGGTTTTCACACGCTCCGTGTTCGTTATAAATAAATTGGTTCATTGCTTACTCAAATAAAGTTTATAAAGTTCACGCATTCCTTCGAAGTGTATTGATTCCTTCAATAGCTGACGTTTGCGGTCACTCATTCTTTCAACCATTGGTTTGTTCAATTGCTGTTCAAAGTACACGTTCTTTCGTGCCTTCGCTTTGCAAAGTTTATATTCCTCTTCCGTGAACGTGTCAATCGTTATTTGTTTGCTGTCTTCGAGCCAACGCATAAGGGATACCGCACGAATCTCAATTACCGTGTATTTGCCTTGTTTGTAGTTGCGAATGTCTTCTGCGAGCATTCGTCTCCAGCTATCGTCGTTTACCGCCATTTCTTTTTCTTTTAGTTGTTTTGATTCTTGTTCTTTTGATTCCGCGATTTCTCTCTGAATCTGTAAGTTCGCTTTATCGCGGTGTGGTTTGTAGTGTGTAAGTACGTCGCCTATGAACGACACGCTCAACGCTCCAAAATGTTCACACTTCTTTGTTAGTTCATTCGCTGCGTTTAGTTCGAAGGCTAAGTTGAAGTGTTCGAACGTAACCCAACGAAAGTGTTTGACAATGAAGTCGTGTAACATTTGAAGTAACTGCGCCTCTGGAAGTGCTATGCCATACATCGCGCAAACCTTTGAACATAACTTAACGAATGCAGGAAGGTCGTAATCGGCAACGAATGCGCTTTCACGTTCCGCACGATCAACCCTTTGTGTAATGCTGAGCGTCTGCGTAGATGCGTTGCGCAGCGTCTGAATCGAATTTTCCATTTTTGATTTTAGTTTGATTTTGGTTTGTTTGAGTTACAAAGGTAGACAAGTCCCACTTGCGAACGGCGGCTTTCCAGTCTTTCATTGGATTGCGTCCGACCTTCCAACCATTCGCTTCGTAATGTGCGTGGAACTTTTCGGTGAATGCAAGCGCATCTTTGTCGCTTAATTTCTCGCAAGCGTAGTCGTAGATTTCAACAACGGTTGGTTTGACGAAAGCGGTCTTCTTTTCTTTTACAGGTGCTGGAAGTTGAGCGGGTTGCGCGTTCAATAGTTGTTGAACTTGCGCTTCGAGAATCTCGATTCTCTTTTTTAATTGTAGTATTAGCATTGTTTTTTTATATAAAAAATGGTCTAATTGTTATAACTCCTGTGATGAAACCAACGCTGAAAGCTAAAGCTATCAATGCTCGTTCCTTTAATGTTTTGACTTCAATTGTATAGTGATTCATTGGCAGGCAAAGAAACGGATTAATGCCTACCATCATGACCATGCCTATCCAATTTTTATCCATTAAGAATCTGAAACCAGCAATTGAATTTGCTTCAAGGACAATGGCTGAAACGAACACAACGAGTAATTTCCACCATTGCATCTTCATTCCCAACCCTCCCCTTTATAGTCGTCCGCATCCTCTTCGCGAGTGCATTCATAACAAAGACCTATTTCATCTTCGAATAATTCCTGCACATCTGAATCGTCCCAGTCACGATATCTTCTGTTGGTTGATTTGATTTCTGCAATTCGTTCTTCGATTTGTTCTGAATCGCAATAGCGGCAATAGTCACTCATTTCTTTAGTTGTTTTTTAAGTTTAAGTTCTTTTTGATGTTCTAAGTGTTCTACAAATTTAGTGTAAAATTTCATTGGTTTAGCATAACCCATATCGTTTAACAGGTAACAGATTCTTTCCACGTTAGCTGCGTAGTTTTTGTCAACTTCAATTTGCCAGCTCGCTTGTTTCACTCCGTGCATGACTGTTGCGTGATCCTTTCCGTAATGCTTACCGATTGAATCGTAGCTTTGAAGATAACACGGACGGATGATAAAGAAAATTATTTGTCGTGCTGTTACTATCTCACGTCGTCTTGTTGGTGTGTACA